GCCAACGTTCTTGAATAATCTCCTCGACATCCTTGGTTCCACCGTTCTCAATGAGTTCGTTCTTTGCTTCCTCAATCTCAGACTTCGGTATCTTGAACACCCTGCCTATATCGTCTAATAGACTCTTCGGTTTGAACAATGAATAACCTGCAATGTTAGCAACCTTGTCCACTCCATATTTTTGTCTGAGATATTCTTTAACTTCCTCACGACGGTTGTCTTGGAAGTCAATGTCTATGTCAGGTGGGTCATATCGGCTAACATCAATGAATCTTTCAAACAGTAAATCCCACTTAATTGGGTCAACCTCGGTTATGCCTAGAAGATAACTGGTTAGTGAACCTGCTGCACTTCCTCTGGCTGGTCCAACCATGATACCCTGGCTTTTAGCCCATTGTACCATGTCTGCAACCACCAGGAAATAGTCAACAAAGTTCTTTTCCTTGATTAACTCCAACTCCCTAAACAATCTTGCTCGATACTCATCCCACTTCTGTTTTGGTATCTTCCTCTTCTTCCAACCCTTACGGCACAGGTCAACCAGTGTCTCATATGGATTGTCGATACCAAACTTGACTGGCTCGGCTTTGGGTAATTCATATTCCTCACACAGGTCGGCTATACGCACAGTGTTCCTAACCGCTTCTACAGGTGAACCCCAGGCAATCATTTCCTCACCTGTGGCAAGGTAACACCTTTTGTCCATTGTACCCCAGTCGTCATACACGTTCTTACGTCTCCTTACGCTTGACAGGAACCATTGAACCTTCTCATCACCTGGTTCCAGATAGTGTACGTCATTGGTTGCTACCAACGGAATGTTAAGTTCCTGTGCAATCGCTATAAGTCCACTGTTGGCTGTTTGAGACTCCTGAAGGGTAAGTGGCTGAACCTCAATGTAGAAGTGTTCTAAAGATTGTTTTAACAGTCTGGCTATATCTTTGGCTCCATCCATATCCCCCTGGAGAACCTTGTCTGCTACCAACCCCTTCAAACACCCACTGAGAACAATCAACCCTTCCTGGTACTGGAACAAGTCAGTTAACCTAATTGTAGGTTGATAATAAAACCTGTCGTCAGTGTATGCCAGTGTAGACAGTTTCAGTAGGTTCTGATACCCCTCCAGGGTACGTGCCAGCACTGTGATATGGTTCTTGTCTCTCTGCTTGGCTTCACCCACATAGAACTCACAACCATAAATAGGTTTAATACCGTGTTCCTTGCATGCCTTCTCCAGCTTTGGATGACTGCTGGTGTTGCCATGTTCAGTGATAGCTATAGCTTTATGTCCTAGTTCCTTGGCTCTCTCCACGTATTGTTCAGGCATGCCATAGCTGTCCAGTATGCTGAAGGTCGTGTGGGTATGCAAGCTAACATAATCCATGCTCATTCCTCCTTTCACTTACAGTATATCGGTTTGAGTGTGGTTCAACCCCTGTAAAGCAAAATAAAAACCAGGCTCATCGCCTGGTTTACACAGGAACACCCCCTACTGGAACTTGGCTTGCTTCGGACATTTCCTGTCATAGATTGACTCATAACCACACTTGTTATGACGGTCACAATACATTACAAGCAACTCTCCGAATATGGGATGAACCTTCTCGGTTATCTCTTTCTTCATCTGGGTGATGATATCTGTCCAGTGTGGCTGACTTTGGGTACACAACCTTACCTCGGCTATACCAATTAGTGTCTTCAGATTATACTTCACGCCAATGTTCGTCAAGATATTGATAGGTAGTACCCCTCTTGCATCCTGTGTTTCAACCCCAGCTTCAAGCAATTTTTCATATGCCTGTTGGGCATTCTTCATTGCCTCGTGGTACACTTTGAGTTGCTCCTCGGTCTTAACACTTTTGCCTATATCATATTTGAACTGTTCGCCAGTCTTGGCACAGAACCTTAAGCTCTCCTGGGAGTACACAGCTCCAACTCTTGTACGTACCATCTGGTGTGTCAAGGCTCTGGGAACCCCTTCTATCTGGAAAGTGAAATCCACGTATTCCAGTGGTCCACCAAGACTGGTTTTTTGTAACTCCCTTATAGTTTGAATTGCATCCTCTTCTTTGATTGAGTCAAGGTCGGTGATAATATTCCCCATCATGTTCTGGGTCATGGCATGTATCACCTGTAACGGTTTGTTTGTCCAACTTACTAACGTTACCTTTGCCATATCGTTTTAACTCCTCCTTTACATCATCTGGTATTGATTGCTACCATTGTTGGTCTTCTGGAGACAGTTGCTCAAACTGATTACACTTGCCACTGGCAACCATCCCCAGAATAACTCTTTATTCATCTTTCATTCTCTCCTTGATGCAGTCCAGAAGCATCATTGACATCATCATTTGCTCGTGTGGTGGCATACGTTCGATTACCCCTGTAATGCTGTCCATAAGCATATCTACGGCACGGATAAGTTCTACAGCCCCTAAACATCCCACTACTGCACCATGGTCTTCACCTATGTGCATCACTAAGAAGTTTTCCTTGTAGGTGACATCTCCCTCTCCCTCTGCCTTGATTGTTACGCTGATTTCAGGCTCCTGCTTCTTGCCTCGGTTTTCAGCTTGTCTAAGCTGTTCCATGATTTCCTTAAGATTGACGTTCATTATCAATCCCTCCTTTCAAACTTATTATATCCCAGGTGGGAGGAGTTCAACCCTCCCTATCCCAGGATTAGATGTTATCCTTGCACTTGTCCTGCGTCAATTCTCAGAACGTTGCCTGTAGCATAGTCTCCTTTGGTCGTTACAAAGTATGCCCACTCGGCAACCTCTTCTGGTGTCATTCCTCTGCCAACTGGGATATTGGCATTAAGCATTCTTTCTGCTTCTTCCTCGGTTACACCTCTCTGTGCAACCAGGTCTTCAATGGTTTTTCTGTCCATAGGTGTCAGCACCCTACCTATTGCCAATGCAGTTACCAACCAGTCGTCTGTGTGGTACTTATTCAACTCTCTGGCTGCACACCTGATGAAGTGGTTCGCTCCTGCCTTGCTTGCCCCATATGCAAAGGTACTGGTCTTAGGTATCATACCAGTGTCACTGGTAATAGCCAGGAACACCTTCCTCTTACCGTTGTTATCAAAAGCTCTGACAAAAGCTTGAAGCAACAGATAATTGCTGGTTAAATTGGTTGCTATTGTCTTGTTGAAGTTGTCTAAGGTGTAATCCTCTATCTTGCCAAGGATATTCACACCTGCACTGTTAATAACTGCATCTAAAGTTCCGAATTCTCTCTTGATGATATCCATATGCAAAGTCACTGCCTCTTCGGAAGTAACATCACAGTAATGCCTATGGAATTCCTCGTGGTTGAAATCAATATCTACTGCCACAACTGTGTGTCCTTCATCCTGAAACTTCTTAGCTATTGCATATCCAATGTTACCTTTTCTGCCTGCACCTACAACTAATACTACCATATTGCACCAACCCCTCCTCATACTCCTTCTTAGCCTGATACAGTGCCTTTCTGTCTGCATCAGGTAGTTCCTTCAGGATAACCAGCTCAAAGTTGTCTGCACCGTACTCATCATACTCCTTCTGTAACTCCTTGTTGGCGTGTTTACCCTGTTCACACCACTTCATGTAGTCTCGGTAGACTACCTCAATCTGTGTTGAAGCTCCAAAGAACTCCTTACCCGTTGCCTTACTGACAATCTTGAAAATCCCTTTAGTTTTCTTCTTTGCCATTGTTTAATACCTCCTTAATATTTAGTAACATAGCCTGCAGGTGTTCCTGCCTGCTCTGTTCCCCATCATAGTTATCCTCGTCTAAACAGAGGATACCGTAAACTGCATAAGCTGCAATATCCATTAAGGTGTCTCTTATAGACTCTTCCTTGACTTGTGGTTGCTTACCCTTCCATACAAGCTCCCTCAATCTGCCTTCCTTAATCATCAGCTTGATATAAATACCTACCAACCCAGTTCTCTTCCAGGTCTCGTTATAATCACTGGTCTTACTTCCCCTGGCTAGGTTGTAGATGTCGTTAAGAACCTCTCTGAAGGCTTTACTGTAGTACTCTCGTTCGTGCTTCTCCTTGGTAGGTTCCCAGCCACAAGCCATACATACACCTTCCACCAAGCTGTAACCACACTCTGGACAAAGTGGCATTCTCTTCACCTCCTAATTAAGGATATCTGTCTAACTCCCAATCAACCCTAACGTTTATCCCCGTTGGGTAGGTAAATGTTCTCACCGTTGAACCACTGGTTACCTAATACCTTCTCAACCACGTCGGCAATGTCTGCAGGTGTGATTGCTCCTCTGTACAGGTCTGTCACCTGTCCCATGGAGAACCCTCGTTCCATCAGTAACTTATTCTGCACTCTCCTGGTCAATGGTGTTCCCCATACGTTGCCTGGGTGAAGCCCCACAATGGTATATTCGCCTGGATGATGTAGGTTCAGGTCGTAACCCATGCAAGCTATATAGTGTGCCAAACCTGCCTTGCTGGCACAGTATATGGCACCGTTGGTAGCATGCTTCCTGCTCCATAGTGAACCCAGGTGGATAATCGTCTTTACCCATGGAGTGCCTGCTGTTGCCTTTACAAAGTCGCTTGTAAGAACTGCTGCCCCTGTCAAGTTGACAGATATTACCTTGTTAGCCTTCTCCCAATCCCACTCTCCAGGCTTGGCTGTGTCTGTTACCCCTGCAGTGTTTACCATTACCTGGCAATCATCTGGGAAGAGATACCCATCACGGATATCCCAATTATCATCAGGTGTAATCACTACAAACCCCAAGTCCTCCAGCTTGTTCTTGATTGCTTCAGATATACTTCCAGGTCTTACTTTAGTTATGAACGCTTTCTGCACTGATGTACACCTCCTTTGCATCAAATTCCACAAGGTTGTTGTCTATTACCACCACTACAACTCCTCTATGTGGGATGTATTCCACAAACTTACCCATCCCCAATGGTGTCTCCACGTTACCTGCTGTTACGTCGTACATGCTTCATCACCTCCTCTAATTTGTTTATTCTGGTCACACCCTCTGCAAGTTCTTTGCCAACGTTGTACGGTCTGGTGATAAGATAGCAAGGCACTCCAAGTCTGGAAATAGTATTGGCATTGTCTACCACGTCATCAATGAAAAACTCAATTCTGTCTTTTCCAAACTCCTTTATTAATCGCTCCTCTTTCTTCTCATCAAATATGATAGAGTCATAAGGAAGATTGTTGTTCTCAAGCCATTCCATTGTATCAGCAAAGATACGTTTATATTGTTTATACGGTCTGGCTGTCAGTAACATAATCTTGTACCCCTGTTCCCTCAACCAGGTAAGCATTTCCTTGGCACCCTCACACACTGGGATGAACCTCTTCTGCCCTGTCTGACGGTACTTGTCTTTCAGCTTCATGCCTACCTCGGTTGATATTCCTAGACATCCATATATGTCGTAGCTGTCAACCATATCCATGGTGTAGTTTGTACCAAGCTCCTGGTTGATAAAGTCCACGAACGAACGTGGGTAATCAGCTAGCACACCGTCTATATCAACTCCTACAACTCTGTCTTCGCCAGCCTTGATTGTCTCCATGATTTCCTGTTTGTGTCGCTGCACTACGACGTTGGATTTACGGTAGTACTCTTCTTCTACATCTTCAGGTGTGAACCCATGCAACTGGCATAGACACATCCAATATTTGAAACAGTCCACCAGCTCCTCCAGTGTGTTGGACTTAATCTCTGGCTTGTTCTCTTTCCTGTGGATTTTCCAGTTGACGGTATCCAGAACTTCACTTACCTCCCTGTGCAACGCCAATGTATAGAAGTTGTTCCACTTCTGAAATTCCTCCTTATTGTCTCTAATGGTCTCAAAATCCACCAATTTCTTATTGAATTCGGCTTGGTTCTCCCATATGCTATTGAAATCTACCATTTGCTCAACCTCCTTAAAGTTTCGTAATATGAATGGTGTGCCAGGAACTTCCTATTCCAGCTACCCCATCTACCAAGCAGGATAACCCTGTCATCAGGTGAACGGAAGTTCGTGTCCACCACCTTCTTGATAGTGAAGTCTCCTCCTTGCTTCACTTCTGTCCACTCAACTCCAAACACCCTACTGTAACGGTACCAGTTGACATTCTCATCAATGTTGTATACCACCTGGTTATCACCTGGTAATATAGGTATCGAAAACGGTCTGCCCTTGACAGCTTGCACCTCAACGTATTCACACTTGGCTTCTGGGAACAGTACTGGCAACGGTATCGTGCTGATTACCTTGTCGTATATCTCCAGTAAGCTCTCCATCATACTCGGCACAATCTCCAAGTGCTGAATATTCTTGCCATACCTGTGCAACAGAATGTCATATGCATCCTGGAAGTTGTACACAATGTTGTATGCTGGCAGGTCTACCAGTGAGTTATTCAGTGGTGTGCCCAGTTTTCGGCTATACTGTTCGTGTGGTAACTCACCGTCTTTGCAACCTATGATATAATTGCAAACAATTTTGGGTTCAAGAGGCAAACCACAGCTATCATGCAGATAATGCAACCCAGGATTGTTGCTGGCTCCCTCACGTGGGTTCTTATCGAACAAGGTATATTCAATGTTGTTCTCTGCCAATGCCTTGGCTGCAAGTAATCCTGCCATGCCTGCCCCTAATATTGCTACCTTCATTGCTTTCCCCCTTCCTTAACTCTTAGATAAACAACTATGCAAGTGGTCTCTTCTCCATGTACCTGTAACTTAATGTCGTACACCCATTTGTCATTGCAGAAATCATTTACCCTCTCTTCCAACTCCTCAAGGCTGGTGCTACGGAAGAGTTTGATACCAGGTCTACTAACTGTTATTGGCACGGTTCACCTCCCCCTTTCTGAATAATACCTTAACAGTCCTTCTCCCCCATGCATATGCCTCATCATGAGTGTAAAAGAATAGGTCAATCAAGTCTGTTCTCCTCCTGATAGCTTCTCCAGTGTCTTCGGCTATCCCCCATCCATACCCCTCAATGTACATGATTGTACCGTATGGAATGATTTTGGGATTGACGGCAACCACCCCAGGTCTTGGTCTGGTGCCTGTTGCCGTCGTATCTGGTGAACCATCATGATTGAGTCCAGTCCTGTCATCAAAAGGTGAGTAGCCAGTTGCCTCGAATTCGAAAATCTCGAACTCTTCAACCCTCTGCTTTAGCTTATTCAATTCATCCTCAAGTCTACCCCTATCTTTCTGAAGTTTTTCAAATTTTTCCAATAACTGTTCATACTGGTCATCATCCTCGGTCTCAAGCTCTGCAAGTCTATTGTTGGTGTCAGCCAACTCTTGCTTAAGAACCCCAACCGTCTTGGTCAGGATTATCACTGCTATCACCAGCACTACTGTCAATATCTTCCTCACCACTGGTCTTCCAACCTCCTTCTCTCAGTATCTCAATAAAGGCAGGTTGTTTAACATATCCTCGTGAACCCTTGCCTATCATACCGTTCTTGGCTAGGAACTTGAGATACCTTCTAACTGTGCTGCTGTCCAGGTCGCACAGGTCTTCAAGGTCTTTACCAATGACGTAATTGTATTGCAAGAACACCCTCGCAACTTCCTGGTTCTGTTTCAAGAACTTCAGCACACTGTCTTTAGCCTTCATTGCAGCTCGCTCCTGCTCCCTTATCTGTTGACTCAAATCCCAGTAACCCAGAGAAGGTTTCTTGAACACTTGGTTCAGGAAATCGTAAGCAAACTGCACGTGTTCAGGCTTAACAATAACCCTCACACCATCTTCGGTACTGTACATCCTGCAGGCTATTGCCACTGCTAATCTTGCCAGCTTGATACGTTGGTTGGCTCCTTCTACCAGTGGAACATGGCTAACATAGTCTCGTGCCATCTGCTTGGCTAAACTCAACGTCAAGGTGGTTGCCTCATCAGTGAAGTGAATGTTCTCCTCTGTTCGGCTCCAAGCCCACAGTACCAGTTGTTTACATAGGTCGTAGGTGTAGATATGAGGCACTTGCCCTATCTCACTGGTGTGTCTGTTTATCAAGTCCATGCTGACTTCCTCACTGGCACAACTCACCACGAATTCAAACCTAGCAACGTCTTCGTTCTTACCTATAAGCTCCTGCACTGCCTCAACTCCGAACCCATATTGTCTCAATGCTTTCCCAGTTCTGGTGTTGGATATCCACAGCAATCTTGTTCTAGCATGAGTCCTCTCCTGGTGAATTTTAACAATCTCAGCCACACCACTGGAACGTACCCCTGACATGTTACCTATTGCTTCTTCTGACAACCCTGAAGCTTCATCTATGATAACCAACCGTCTATCATTAAGTGGTATCTTACCCCAGGACACGAACCAACGTTTCTGTGTTTGTTGCATACCACCTATCAGTCCTGCAAATGTCGTGTTCTCACCTGTAACGAATTCGCCTAACTTGTAGTGGTTCATGATTGACTGTGCTGTCTCTGACTTACCTGTTCTGGTGTCTCCTATAATCAACCCTTCTACCCAGCCCCTTGGCACCAACTGGTCTTGGAACCTGAAGGTAAGCACACTGTGATAAACCAAGTCTACTGCCATTAGAACATCTTCCCTACCATATATATGAGTAACGTTATTGGTTAGGTCATGGTAAATCTCCTTAAACTTTTCGGCAACCGTCTGCCCCTCTACAGGCTGGAATATCTTTAGTCGCTCGTGCTTGTCAGGTGTCATTTTGAAGCTTGATACGTTGTCTTGGCTCGGCTCTGCCTCTGATATCAGGTGAGTTACATACTGATGTCTTGGGTCGGTGATTGTAACCCCTTTCATACGGTAACTCATGTTCGCCTGCAACCCATGCCCTATCACGTATGCAATCCTGGTGGTGTAAGGTCTGTCAACTGCTGAGAAGTCAAGCTCTGGTTGCAGGATAACTTCCTCAAGGTTACCCTGCTCTACAACTTCTACATGAAATGCATTACAGGCTTTAGGTATGCCAGCCTTACCTTTAATCACTGTTGCCTGCTGTGCATCTGTGCAATCTATCAACTGCAGTATGCTTCTGTCGTCGTCTTTGAAGGTAACTGTACGTTCTCCACCGTTCACACCCACCACACACATGGCACACTTGTTACCGTTGTCTGGAGTGCAACTAATTTTAAGTTTCTTTGGGTATCCATATGGTCCAATGTCCTTACCTGACACCATTACATCCATGCATATCTTCTTGTCAATGTAGTCTGCATGACTCGCCTGAGACAGATGAACCTTTATCGGCTTGCTTGGGTCAATCTCTGGTTCCTCATTCCCAGGTACATAGGTGTGTGTCTTCTGGATAACCAGGTCAAGGTCTTCTTTGGTATGCCCTAATGCTACAAAGTAGTCTGTAATGTCTCCGTCTGGTGGGTCAACGATAGGTAACTTGATTATTTTAACCTGCTTGGCTATACCGTACAGGTTCCTTGCCACCTTCTCAGCTCCTGCCTGTCCTGCCTTGTCAATATCATAACATATCAGCACTGTTTTATCCTTGAACAGGCTGTTCCATTGTGCCCTCCAGGTATTAGCTCCTCCTGTGGTAGTCATAGCATTGTAGCCCATCTGGATAGCTAACAGGCAATCCATTTCACCTTCTGTCAGGAGAATGGTATCGTGCTTGATATTTTCAATAGGGAATAACCTCGCTGAACCAGAACCCGTTTTGAAGCTTATCATCTTTGCCTTGCCCTTAGCTTCAGGTGAATAACGTCTGATGTTGACACATCTACCTTTGCTGTCGTATATAGGTATTGTGATACGCTCTACGTCGTAACCTATCTTATATTTCTCAATGGTCTCCTTCCTTAAGCCACGCTTGTTTAACAGGAAGTGCAACATCTTAGCAGATTGCATTAATATCCTGTGAGACTTCATTACCTCACGTTCGTCTATATACTCGGTCTCCTCTTCCTCTAAGTCTAGTGTTTCTGCTTGTAGGTTCTTCTCTGGCTCACTTTGTGGTCTGATACCATACTTCTTCTCTATGGCACGTACCATACGTCGGAAGTCTGTTTTCTCATAACCTTCAGCAATACGGTAGAACTCATACTCGTCTCCACCTATATCACAGGCATGACAGTAAAACCTGCCAGTTTCAATATTTATGCTCATAGACTCCCGATTGTCGTCATGCCACGGACATCTAACAGCACATTCACCTTCTGAGTTTGGATTAAGATTAGTAAAGTAACTACTGTAGAAATTCTCAGCCCACTGCCTTCGCTCCATGCTATACCTCCTTTCCACTATAGTATATTGTGTCGAATACCGATTTAACCCTCCTGGTATACAACTCTCCTAACACCTGCATTCAACAGCAACTTGGCACACATGAAGCAAGGCTGGTGGGTACAGTAAACCGTGGAACCTTCAGTGCTAATCCCATGCAATGCAGCTTGGCAATGGCATTTGCTTCTGCGTGAACTGCTCTACACAACTCGTGCCTCTCACCTGAAGGAATACCTGCCCTCATGCAGGTCTTGCAGTGTTCAACCCCTCTGGCTACACCGTTATACCCTGTAGATAATACATGGTTATCCTTAACAAGCACAGCCCCTACTTGACGTCTCAGGCAGGTAGAACGTTCGGCTACCACCCTTGCCATCTTCATAAAATAAGTGTCAATATCTGGTCTCATGAAATCTCCTCCTTTTAACAAAATTAGGGAAGGAAGGCTGTGCCTCTCTCCCCTACCGTGACAGGTTCTTATTAGAACGGTTCCTCTTCATCGTCTGAGGAACTATCTCCGTCGTAAGGCTTCAGGTTCTGAACGTCTTCCCTTTCCTTACCCTGCCATTCTCTGTGTCCTACTACAGCAACGCACTTTCTGCCAAGCAGGTCGTCAAAATCCACCTCTGTGACTGACTTCGGAACCTCGTACCCAAAGGTCTCAAGTGTCTCCTTAATCTTCCACATGGTGGAAGGCATCACAGGAAGATTGTAGAACAACTGTCTACCTTTGTGCTCTCCTTCTGCCACCTTGAGTACCAGAACGTACATGTCATCTCCGCTCTTGGTCTCCTTGAGATTGACGTCGAATAGGAAACAAGGGTACTCTCCTTTCGGCAACAACTCAAACCCATCACTCACATTACTGAAATCGAATTTAGCTCTCATTATGCTTTACCTCCTTTATAATTTGGTCGATATAATCAGGAACCTCAATAGCTCCATCTGTGATTTTGTTAAAAACATGGAACATGGTCGGCTCCAACAACCCTGTGCCTAACTTGCCACTTCTGTCTTTTGCCATGTATTTGCCTTTCGGTTGTGTCAACAACTTACGGACACCCTTCTCTTCAGACACAAACATGTAACCTACCACATCTACGTATCCCATAACATCAGCTGCTAGTTTAGGTGTCAGGTCAGGCATAACCTTAACACTACCATCTGTCTCATCTTTTCTTTCACTTGCCAAGCAGGTGAATACTACGTTCATTGGCAAGTCTCTGAAGGCTCTTACCAGCTTACGCAACTGTTGTGTGTTCTTGCCATAATCCTGCAGGATAGGTGTGTCACGGTCGAACTTGTCATCCCTCTTTGGGTCTGACAGTATCTCATCCATGGACATACGCTGTATCTCACTCAAACTGTCAAGCACAACGGTCTGTCTGTCGTGTTGTCCACTTTTAAGATACCAGAATATCTCCTGTAACTCCTTAATGCTGTCTGGTCGGAACGTCTTGATATCCAACTTCTTGTGGAAATCTTTGAACTTGTTCAAACATAGTGTGCCACCCTCACAGTTAATAATCAGTGGTTTGGGTGATAATGCTGCTGCAGTGGTCTTGCCTACACCTGGGTCAGAATACAGGAGAACCTTCGCTGTAACTGGAACCTCCTCAATGTTGGCAATCCTGTTCTGCAGTCTTTCTAATACCTTCTTGTCCACTTAACTCCCTCCTTATTGTTTAATTTCATCGAATTTGATTTCCCTTGGAACATACTCCTTCTTGATAACGTCATACAGTAACATGTTCACCTCCCCATGTTTAGCAAGGACAATTGCCACTGCCAGCACGTTCAAAACCGCATTTCCACTAAGCAATATCCAGTCATCTTTCTCGTGATTAGCTAGCATGCCCTTGAACTCACTCAGAAGTCTCTCTACGTTGAATATATTGACTCTACCCACTGTTAATGGGATAAGCTCACCGTAGGACTTGGCTGCATCAAAATTGTGCCCTGCTGAATTAACTATCCAAACTTTGCTCATCCATCATCAACTCCTCCCTTCACTAACAGTATATCGATTAATCCTGCTTGCAACCCCACAGATATCAAAATTATTCTCAATGTAGAAATCATCCTTGATACCCTTGCTCTCCATGATACACAACTCACGGTATGGGCAATCCCAGGAACAATCTCTGGTTGCATTACGGTACACCCTGCAGCCCCTCATGTCTCTAGACATTTCATACAGTTCATTTTTGATGTTCTCAAGCTCCTCTGGTGTACGATAAACTCTATGTCTCTTGAAGAACGGTTTTGAGTTCTCCTTCAGGTAGTTAAGGATGTCCACATAGTCATTAGGATTGAGTCTGTTATCCTTAATCGCCTGGAGATAGGTATCTACGTCTGTGTCAATGCTCTTAACCTTGCTCAATCCTCCACTCTTAAGCAACTGGGGAACCGTCGGTAGCTTGGTACGAACAAGATTGAATATAATACCAGACACAGCTCCATAATCACCTAACATCTCAGCCAATGCCCACAGGTAGTAGTTTGCTTGTTCGTCAAGGACAAGGTTCTCTTCATACTTATCCAAGTCAATACTGGTAAACTTGTGGTCAACCAACCACAACTCTCCTGTACCATCTTCCACTACCAGGTCAAACACTCCCTGCAGGTCGGTCATAGACTTGTAACCTTTTGCTGTCGGTATTGCTACCTGGAAGTGTTCCTCCACTGCGTGGATTTTTAGGTCATCCCCTACCTTATTATAATGGTCGATATAACGCTTCACCAGTTGCTCGGCTTGGTCTCTTATCTCCTGGTACTCAATCATTTCCTCCTGGAACATATCCTTGGTCTGCTCACGCCAATAGTTCTCACTGGCTTGTTGCAGGTCTTCCCCTTTGTAGTATGCTTCCAGTAATGTATGCCCATAGTTACCCAGGTCAATCTTCTTGACACGTTCCTTCGGAACTAACCCTCTCACGTAACGATAGTACCACTTCTGTCTACACCTCTTCCATGATTTTAACTGGGTGTAGCTCACTACGTTCTTTGACATCAAACAACCCTCCATTCTCTTAATTTTCCATTACACACACCACAGGTGTGATACCTACCTCCATACTTAAGTCTTCTGCTTCTCTTGTACCTCATACCACAATCACTACACACGTATTCCCAGTTGACTTTGGCTCTGCCCTTTGAGTACCTGGACACGTTACCACCCTTGGCTTGAATGTCTCTCATTTTCCTCATGAAGGCTTCGCCATGTCCTTTAATCTGCAGGTGTATCATTTCATGCAGCAAAACACTCTTGGTCTCCTCCCAACCGTATTTCTCAGCATAGGGATAAGATATCCTAATGAGTCTCTTGTGTGGATAGCACAACCCTGCAGCACTGGACATTCTATTGCTATATTCTATTGTGACTAGGTTTGCTGGAGGCAACTCATTGTTGAAGAACCTTTTGTTGTATTCGGTGTACACTTCATACAACTTACTTATCTCCACTGTCGTCATCCTCCCAATTGGGTAAGGCTTCCAGTTCCTTGATTAGGTCTTCCGTCTTAGCACTAAGTCGCTCAAAAGCTTCTCGGCATATCTCACCCCTGCCGTAAGCTCTTCCTATCCTGTTCTTAAAGAACCCCAGTTCCTGGAGTCCACCCTCTTTCAAGGTCTTCATGTTACCCCTCCTCTCTACAGTATTTGATAGGTATCTCCACCATCCTACTTCATTATATCAGAACACCAAGTAGTTAACCCCAGTTTTCTGAATTTTTGCAAAAATTTACCTCCTCTCCTGGGAGAGAAGGTAAATTGGCACAGTGCCTTGCTCACCTTTCAGTGAATTGAGAAATTTCAATGCCTTAGAGTCTTCACTCTCCTTATAATTTGAAAATCTGTCTCAAGTCTTCTGCTGTCAGTTGCCCATTAACTATTGCATCAAAGCTCTCCCCTTTCGCTTCCAGCAACTTCTCAATGTATTCCTCTACGGTTCCACGTGCCACCATGTTTACAATGGTTACGCTGTTCTTCTGCCCCATCCTGTGCAAACGGTCTTCAGCCTGTGCATTGATTGCAGGTGTCCAGTGCCTGTCAAGGAATACGGCAATGTCTGCTGCAGTCCAGGTTAGTCCATGTGCTGCTGCTTCGATAGTTGCAAGCATCACCCTCACGTCGTCCTTCTCCTGAAAATCTTTTGTAGCCTGGTGTCTGTCTTCTTGCTTGACTGCACCTGTAACAGCAACCCATTTGATACCTACTTCATCCAGTTGCTTGCTGAACAGTTCTATTGCTCTACGGAACTGACTGAATACCACTATCTTATGTTCAGCTATATTGTCCTGTATCAGCTCCGTTAATGCCTCAAACTTGGCACTCTCGGCAACCTCATCTGACAACAACTGTGTAGATACGGCAATCTGTCTCAATCTGGTAATCTGTGCAATCACCACTGGTGCTGCAATGGTCTCTCCATTTGACAGTGTAGCTATGGCATCACGTTCCATGCTCTTATAAATCTTAGCTTGCTTGCCTGTAAGCTCTACCAGGAACCTTTGGTGTATCTTGTCAGGTAACTCGGTAAGAACCTCTTTCTTGGTTCGTCTAAGCATAATAGGTGCCAACAGTCTCTTAAGCTCCTCCTGCTGCTCTGGTGTACCCATACCTATCTCCTTACCCCAACCATTGTCGGTTATGGTACAATACCTCTCCACGAACCTCCAGTAGCTCCTGAACTTGTCAGGATATAGTCTGTGCAGCAGGCTCCACAACTCATCAGGTCTGTTCAGCATTGGAGTACCTGTCAACAGGAATACACGGTCGGCTTTAATCTTGTTAATAGCCTTGGTCTGTTGTGCCTTCCTATTTTTAATCTTGTGTGCCTCATCCAGCACCAACACATCCCAGTGTATTTTCTGCAGTTCCTCGTGCAATCTCATTGACTCGTAGTTGATTATCAGGTATTTCCCGTCGAACTCCTCGATAGCCTTCTCACGTTTGGCTCTGGTTCCGTCAACCACCACTGCCTTGCTGTCAGTCCACTTACCAACCTCGTCATGCCAGTTCCACTTCAAACTATTCGGACAAACAACCAACACTCTCTTGGCTCCAAGCTCCTCACATGCTGTAATTGTCTGTAACGTCTTACCTGTACCCATGTCATCTGCCAGAATACACTTGCCAGTTGTGCTCAAGAAGTTAGCTCCCACTCTCTGGTAGTTTCTAAGCTTGTCGGCAAACGGAACGTTGATGTCAACGTCTTTAATTTCCTTCAACTCCAACAACTTCATCCTATTACGCTCGATACGTTTAACGTGTTCCTTAACATCA